GCAATGCAACCTTTTCTATTGCTTGGTGCTAAAGGAAATTTAGCATACCTTAGAGAATATGGATTTAAAACATTTAGTGAATTTTGGGACGAAAGTTATGATGATATAATAGACAATGCTGAAAGGATTGATGCTGTTTATAAAATACTTCAGAATTTAAGTGAATTATCATATGAACAACAATGTAATTTACGCAAAGAAATGACTCCTATACTAGAACATAATGCCAATATATTTTATTATAAACTAAAAAACACGGTGATAAATGAATTAACTACTAACTTAAAGAAAGGTTTTGTTGATTCTGTTGGTTGGGACTTTGTTCAAAATACTGATATCGCACATTTAAACAAAGTACTAAAATATTAATAAATAGTACTGTAACATTTATATAGGAGGTTACAACAATGAAGAAGTTGTTTTTGGCATTAGCTATGACACTTATCTTTGCTTCGCCTGTTTATGCAGAGCAGAAGCCAGGAAAGTTTTTACCTGGCTTCCCCCAAGAAAATTTAGCACCAGCTTTACCAGGTCTGGTTGCTGAAGACCAACCATTTGTAATCAAAGTTAAAGCTCTATGCGGATCTGCTCCACAAATCGAAGCACTACTTAAACCTTCACAAGAAATTGTGTTTGGAAAGTTTCTAGCGGCTCGTGCTAGTGGACCAATCGAAATGCCAGGCAATCCCGCACCAGGTGTGTTAATGCTGAATCCTAAAACTACCAGTTGGACATTCATTGAGAACCTTGCACCGGGTGTATATTGCATCACAGCAGGCGGCCCTACTATGACTCCATATGGAGATGGAATTGGTCAAAAAATTGACTATCAAAGACCCCCACCGCCCGAAAGTAATAATAGGTATAAGGAAGCTAACTAAATAGAGGATGAACATAATCCTTATTCATGGTGCGAATGCTAGTAACAAGAGCTTTGCACTAATAGTTAGAGAATTAAAAAAACTTGATATTAAAGGTGTTAACTTTTGTTATCTTAGTTACGATCATAAAAAAGGTTTCGCATATAATTTTCCTATTATGTGCAATCGTCTCAATGACCTAGAAGGTGATTGTATACTCATTGGGCATAGCATGGGTGGGATTTATGCCACCCATCTATACAAAAAATTTTCTAATAAGATTAAAACTGGAATTACTATCGCAACACCATATCTTGGACTTGGTAGTGCTTTAGTTACACGTTGGATATTTCCATTTTGGCAACTGCTACAAGATGTTAGCCCAACTGCGTATCCTGTACTTGGAATGCAACAGGTTAAATTTAATATTCCATGGATACAATTGGTTCCAACAAAAGGAAGAACTCCGTGGGTAAGTCCTTTCCAGAATGATGGCGTAGTCTCTAATCTATCAATGACTTGTCGCAAAGATATACAATATCGTTATATCAATTCAAATCATTATGAATCATTGGTCGACTATAAAACTACTGAAATTGTTAACGATACAGTAAAATTATGGTGTGGTTGATTTAGACAAAACACCACTGGTACGTTTTGGACTTCCCCAATAATCACGTGCATTTACTCTAATAAAAGGTTTAGCCGTTTCGTTCTTATTAGGATTTGGAACAGTTAGAACAACATTTTTAAACTTTTTCCATGCTGTATGTTGGTTAATAGCCTGCGCCAATGTTCCTTTATACTCTCTTCTGTATGCTTTACGAAGTGATTTGTTAACTCCAATTTCACCCTTGGAAGTTTGACTTGCTCTTTGTTTTTTCTTAGCCATTGTTTAGCCTCATTTACTATGTGGTGGCATTTTAGATTCAATAAACCAAACGTGCTTTTGCTTAACTGGGTGATACTTTCTCATTCTTAGTTTTTTACCTTCACGTGTAGCAGATAAACTCTTTGGGTGAACAAAATGAAAACTTGCATGTTTGCGGTCTTCATCTTCGGGGATCATCCAAACTTTATCATTTTTATTTTTACTAGCCATCACTGATTTCCTTCTGACTACTTATGATCATTAAGTAATCTGTTATTGATTTTTACAATGGTATTTATTAATTTATGCTTCAGTGGGCTGTCTATTAAGCAATTCTTCATAAAATGTATCACATTCACCACCAAACTTACCTATTAGGTGTTCGGCAATTTCTTTCATTTTATCCCAGTCTTCGTTGGCATATGCTTCATTGAAAGCATGGTGCATTCTAACGTTAGCATCAAGTGCAACCATTTCGCCAAGGTTAATCTTATCAGCAGGAATAACACAAAAAGCATCAATGATTTGTCCTTCTCGTTCTAGTTGTTCAAGAGGCAATACTGTATACTTTTTTCCTAGCTCTTCAGCTATTTCCTTACCAATAATTATATTCATTTTGATGTATCCATATGTTCGTACACAGAGTTATATTGACTTTGTGCAATTATAAAAGTTGTACACTTACTTAGTTGTTTAAGATTGTTTGCTCCAACATATGTACAAGTACTTCGGATACCACCCAACAAATCTTGTACTGTATTTCCTACTTCTCCTTTAAAAGGAACCAGTACTTCACGACCTTCGCTACTTCGATATTCTTTAAGCCCGCCAAAGTGTTTTTCGTTTGCGGCTTTGCTACTCATACCGTAGAACTGTACAAACTGTTTTTCTTCATAAACTAATTCAAAGAATCCGTCATCAGTTTTAGTTACTTCGTTAGTTTCGTAAATCTTAGTAATTACCTCGCCGCCACCTTCAACATGTCCAGACAACATACCCCCGAGCATTACAAAGTCAGCGCCGCCTGCAAAAGCCTTTGCCACATCTCCAGGACAAGTACATCCACCATCAGCGATAATAAGGCCACCAAGACCGTGAGCCGCATCAGCACATTCAATGACAGCGGAAAGTTGGGGATATCCCACACCAGTCTGTATACGAGTAGTGCAAACACTACCAGGACCAATGCCCACCTTAATAATGTCGGCTCCATTTAGAAGCAACTCCTGAGTCTGATCTGCTGTCACTACATTACCTGCAATAATAACAATGTTTGGATACTCTTTACGTAGATTTCTAATAAAGTCTACAAATCGTTCACTATAACCATTGGCTACATCAACACAAACGTATTTAATCATTTCAGGATAAGAGCTATAAACATAGTCAAACTTGTCAAGATCCTGTTCAACAATGCCCATGCTATATGCAAAGTAGTCTGATATATCAGCAATATTATTTGTTGATGTGTTAAGCCAATTGATTATATCATCACCGGTATATGATTTTGCAAGACAAGTAAACATTTTCTTTTTTGCCAATGTTTCAGCCATTTCAAACGTACCAACACCATCCATGTTAGCCGCCATAATTGGCACGCCTTCATAATCATATTGACCAAGATCAAATCCTCCGCCATAGTTGCGGAATTTAAATTTTCGTGATAAGTCAACTTCTTTACGACTACCTAGAGTTGAACGTTTAGGTCTAATCAGTACATTGTTATAATCTAACTTGACATCACTTTCAATACGCATGACTAAATCCTATTCGTTTGAATACTGTCTGTACTGCTTCAGCTTGGCTAATTGCATCTTCTAGTGCATTGTGTAGTCCTGCTTTACCTTTTTGCCTTGGGTCGCCGTGTACACCAAATAGTGTACGACTATCTCTAATCTGCCAAAAATTCCAAGGAGTAGGCATATTAAAATCTCTGTAAAGATCTTCCATAATAACAAAATCAAATGCAGGACCTTGAGCCCACATATTGTTAGCACCGACAAAAAACTTGTTAAGTTCTTTTAATGTTTCAGTTACTGAGATTCGATTGTCATTGCTAAGTGCTTCTTCTTTAACATCGTCGGCTTGTTGTTCCCACCATGCTACAGTATCTTCTTGTATTTCTCTACCTAAATTTGATTGTTCATCAATATTTGGTTTTAAATATAATGTTTGTTTAGTTCCGGGTTTGCGAGGATCAAACTTCACAACGCCAATAGTTAATACAACACACTTGGGTCTAGTGCCTAGTGTTTCAATATCCAACATTAAGTCCATAAATTCTTCCTATCTAATTACAGTCTTTATTATAACACATTATAGTTAGTTGTCAATTGAATTCATTAGTTTGATTGACAAATGGGCAATTTCTTTTTCAATTCCTCTAAATCCATGATGTCCAAAGTTCATTTTAGGGTGACCTTCGTTGTACCCTCCACTTACAATATTTAAACTGCTTTGAACAAATTCAAATTGATCAAGTGTAATCTGATATATCTAGTTCATGATGTATAATATGTAAAGGTACTGTAACCCGCTGATCCCGTCTGAAAAAATTACAACGATCATAATAGTTTTTAGCATATTTTCCTAGTTGAGTAGGAGGGCTATTCACAGCAGAAAATATAAGTCCTTCGATTGGAGATGTATCTTGGAAATGATGATAGTATCTTGACATAATATAATTACTACTACATTGTCCCATTAACCAGACTGGAACATCGCTCATATCAACGGCACGTTTAAGTTCTTTACTAATTACATGTACTGCATGTAATGCACGTTTAAGATTGAAAGTTGCATTTTTTTCCATCCAAACTTTTGGTAATTGAAATCTATCATTTAACACTAATCCAGGAATCTTAGAAAATAATACATTAATAAGCCAAGGCAATGGATAATCGCCACTGTGTACCAGTGTTACATTGTATCCTTGTTCTTGGAAATGTGGAACCAAACTACTTGGAACTAGGTGTCCTGCTGGGAAATCCCAGTCTTTGCGAATTTCTAATGCTCCGCGACCACCAGCTATGAGTATAACAGTTTTAGTACCATTAACCGGAAAGTGCAAGATATGGTCATTTATTAACTTGCCACCACACTTATCAAGCATGGTTTCAAAGTCTTCATTTCCAGGTAATTTTAGATATACTTCTCTATGTTCATCAGATGCATCATCAGGAACATTCTCATCATGATATAATTTCACGGTTGTTTTGTTCTTCCATTAATGTTACACGTTGTCGTAACCCGGAACTACTGAAACTATGATCTCGTGTGTTGTATACTATTTTAATATTTCTATCTTTACAGATTTGATCACCAGTAAACCCCTTGGATTTATATTCAACACCAATAATTCTTACATCAATTGGAAGTGTAAGTAAGATATCGTCGATGTCTGACTCAGTGTTATAAACAACAATTTCATCAACCCAACGTTGACTGCTTAACATAATTTGTCGTTCAACTATACTTTGAATAGGTGTATTTTTACCAGGGCGTCCAACTGCACTGGCATCGTTTTGTAATCCAGCAATTAGATAATCACAATGATTTTTAGCTTCACTTAACATTGCTACATGTCCTGCATGTAACAAGTCAAACTGACTAAATGTAATACCTACTGTTTTGCCTTCATCTCTTAATTCTTTTGCTTTTGCAAATATCATTGATCTGGTTCAATCTTTATTTGTAAAGGGAAACCGTGATTTCGTGCTAGTATTGTAACTTCAACACCTTTTTGTTCAGCCATTTCAAAAGGTAATACTGCTACTGTTGCAAGACCATCTTGATGTATTTTGTGAGTAAGTGCAACGGCTGGTTGCTCATCATAATCAAAAATAGTCTTCAATGTTTCAACAACAAATTCAGTTGTGGTAACTTCATCGTTGATGTAAATTACACGAAAACGCACCGGCTCTCTAAGATTTTCTTTTGCTTTAGTTTTCTTCTTAACTTCTTGTTCTGGTAGTGCGTCTGTCATCAGTTAATAACCCTTAAATGTTAATAATACTATTTACTTAAATTAAGTGCATAGGACCAATTATTATAAACTGATCCTATGCACCTTTTTATCTAACTGAGTATACGACTAGCTTGAAGAAATTGCAATCTTTTTGGGCATCTTTTCTTCAGGAATGATCTTCTCTAGTTCAATGAACAACATACCGTTCTTCATACGGGCACCTTTAACTAGTACATCATCAGCAAGGGTAAAACTTCGTTTAAATTTACGAATTGCAATACCTCTATGCAACATTGTTTCTTCGTCAGAATCTGATTTAGGATCATGAACTATAGTCAATACTCCTTCAGCAGTTTCAATATCAAGATCATCTAGTTCTACACCAGCGAGAGCCATTTCAATTTGAAACTTGTTTTCATCTTGACGAATGTTATAAGGTGGGAACCCCTGTTGTGGAGCATGTTCTACTTGACGTAGCAGTCCATCAAATAGGCTATCAAAACCTAGTGCATGTGGGGTGAGTTTATTGAGGTCGAGAGTTGTTAATCTATTCATTTGCTATCTCCTTTATTAAGCAAGATTAATGTAAGTAGGCCCGCTAATCGGCACCTACATATATAATATAGTTACTCTTACGTTAAAAGTCAAGAGCTTCTACAAAATTATTTATGATTTTTTTACCAAACTGGATAAAATTTCATACTTTTCGTATAGGTCTTTGAGACCCGGCGTATCTAAATCGCCTTCTTTTGGTACAATTACTCCCAAATGCTTACAAATAGCTTCAAGAGTTGCATTTACACTTTTACCACCAATTAAAATGTCATTTTGAACTTCAAGGTCATCAGCAGTCAACGTTGAATTTTCTTGCGTGGTAAGCCAATTATTAAAACCCGAATTGGTAGTAATGCTACTCGTTGGTACAGTAATAGTGGAACCGCCTACATAAGATGAATTCAACGTAAACGATGCATTTACCGTATCAGGAGCAGTGATAGTGATAGTATTAGTAACAGGTTCGTCTCCCAGGTCAAACTCATATTGGTCTCCCGATATACTAAGATCCAAGCTCAATTGTGTCATTTTCTATTCCCCTTTCGTCGTGGTATTCAAGTATTGGTTGTTGTTGTTTTAATACTGTGTCGGCTGTAATAGTTAGTTTCTTTACGTTACTATTTTTTAAATTTCTCAAATTGAACATATGTGGGTGCAATACTTTTTCAATGATTGCACGAAGTCCTCTGGCTCCAATTTTTTCTTTAGCAGTTAATTCTATAACAGCATCAATAGCATCATGGCTAAATTCTAACTTAACACCGTCAACATCAAAATAGAAAAAATATTGTTTGATAAGATTGTTTCTAGGCTCAGTTAGCACTCGACGCATTTCGTGGTCAGTTAATTCTTTAACTTGTATTGTAATAGGAAACCGTCCCATGAACTCAGGTATCATTCCGTATTGCACAAAATCTGTTATCTTTGGAGTTACTACTTGATTAGGATCCGGAATCGTTGATGCGAATCCTATTGTTGATCCTTTATTTGCATTATTAGATGCTATCTTTTGTAAATCAGGAAAAGCACCTGCGGCAATAAAAAGTACATCTTTGGTATTAAAGTCAATTTCTTCTTTATGATTTCCGTCGTTATAAGATACTTTTATATCTCCGCCTTCAAGTATTTTTAGTAAACTTTGTTGCACACCTTCGCCACCGACGTCACGCCCAACACTTCCGTGTGCATCTGCTACACGACCAATCTTGTCAATCTCGTCAATAAAAATAATGCCACGTTCTGCATGTTCAAGGTCACCATCAGCGGCCATTAATAATCGTTCAATGACACTGCTTGAGTCCTCGCCTATATAACCTGCTTCAGTAAGTGTAGTAGCATCACATACTACAAAAGGCACTTCTAAAAACTTAGCCACAATTCTAGCCAGCATTGTTTTACCATTACCAGTTGGACCGTGTAATAGAACATTGCTTTTTTCTAACTCAATTGTTGTATTATAGAACAGTCTTTTATAATGATTTATAATTGCTACACTGATAGCTTCTTTTGCACTATCCTGGCCAATGATGAACTCATCGAGGTATTTTTTAACTCTTAGCGGGTCAAGACTCTTAAAAATACCCGACTTTTTGTACCTTGCGGTATACTTTTCGTTAGTGATAATACCTGAGCAAGTCTCTATACATTCATTACAAATGGCCGCACCATCTGCGACTATAAGTTTATTGACTTCGTTTTTTGCTTTCTCGCAAAAATTACAAATCAGCATATTGGCTTGTTGAATGTTTTTTGACATAGTTTATAAAGTACTCAATTGGAAGTTCAATACGCCTATCGTTATCAAAGAAACGTTTAGGACCGTAATGTTGTGATTTATGATGTTCAACTAGTTTATCCTTAACTTTTGAACTAGAATTCGGTACTGTATTAATAAGTACTGAATCACTTCTGTTAAATGCTTCCTCTAACCATTTATAGTCATTGTAATGATCAAGGTATACATAGACATTAAAATCTGACCCAACACTTTTACATAGTAATGAAATGTCCATTACTTGCGATTCAACAGGATCTATTAGAAGAACACTATGGTAATCATCTTCCACAAAATCTGGTGGTGTAACAAAATTGCTATACATTCTGTAAATAATCTCGTATTTGCTCTTGTTCTTGATCTTCTAAATCTTCGAGCTCATACTCTCCTGTTTGAAGTTTGTCAATCAAATACTCTACGTACTTAGTATCATATACATAACTGTTACTTAAAGTTTTTGATGTTTCTATCCAAGTATCTCCATTGAATTTGAACAGTCTACTAGGTAGATAATCTGTTCTTAAAAACATATCTCCTCTTTTAACATTACTGTCATTTGGAAACATACTACCAAAACCACTTTGTATTACAGTAGTATTGTCTGGCTTTGCTTCAAATAGTGGACTTGCTTGTAATACTTTTCCAGTACCTCTTTGGTAATCAATTGTTTTTAATTGCAGTTCTACTTCTTCTTTTTCTTCTTTGGAAAGTGGACCAGTTGTTGCTGAACTGTCACCGTCTAGCAAAGTTGTTGGTTCGACATACTGTTCCCTGGTTTCGTCTGGTGCGACACTTTCCAAATCAGAAACTTCTTGTACTTCTTCTTGTACTTTGTCTTCGATTTGTTCTTCCGTACTTTCGTTTGTAACATCCTCAATAACGATTTCTTCAATCACTTCTTCAATTGCTGAATCAACTTCTGCTACTGGATCTTTATCTAGTTCTTC